CATCCCAGAGGTTGGTACTCGAGGGAGCCGTCACCACCGTCTTTTGCGGATACCGCAACAGGAGGTGGTGGACCATGAGACAGGCCAAGGCCGTGGACTTTCCGACACCGTGGCCCGACTTCACCGCCATGTAGCGGGTGCGCTGGTCGTATTGGGTGAAGAGCTCGGCCTGCCAGGGATAGACGGTCTGGAGGCCGAGAATGTCGCGTGCGAAGCCGGCCGCGTCGCAGAGATAGCGACCGACGTATGGGGCGAACGGCGAATCCGTCACGCCATAGGGATCACCACAGTGTGGTTAATCGTGCGGGCCGACATGGCGCGCGCCAGCCGGGCGGGGGCGATCATAGGGACCCGCTCGCCGTTTCGATCCAACTCCCCGTCTGCTGTAGCACGACGTCTACCCATTGTCCTGCGACGGTCAGGGCTTTCAGTGGCCCTGCGCCGACATTCAGGTTGAAGGCTCCTGTTGCCCCCGCACCCCGGACAATGCGAAACTTCGCGCCCCAGGCGTTGAGCGCCGTGTTCAGTGTAACCGCCCGCGCGGCTGTGAGCGGCGTGTTGAAGAGTTGCGTCTGGAAGTCAGTCACCGGCGCGAGCGTCACCGCCGCATCGCCACGATCCGCACTCAAGGTCTCAGGCAATGGCAGCAGTCCGCAGATGCCTGTCGAAGTTCCGGAGAAATAGGCGGTCACATTCGTGCCCAACGGTGTCGGCAACACGGTCGGCTCGATATAGACGCTCGCCGAGCCGGAGATCGTGACAAAGGGCAACGAGGCCGCATTGACACTGGCGGCACTCCAGCGGCCGCATATGGTCGCGTTGCCCTGACTCCAGGCGATGACGCCGTTGGTCGTGCTCTGGGAGAGGAAGAAGTCCCCGATGCTTGTCCAGTTGCCCCCGGGATTCTGGCTGATGACAAGGGAGGTCGTCGCCAGTTTGTTGTTCGGGTCCTCGAAGTGGCACCCGGTCGTCGTGACGGTCCCGTTCTGGATCACGAGCCGGACGGAATCGAAGCTACACGAGGTAAAATGGTAGTCGGCGCTGGCCTGCGAAGGTTGGACACCGAAGGCGCCCACGGCCAGACTGATATTTTGGGAGAAGGAGCAATGATTGAAAACGGTGTTCTCGGTCGAGCCCGTGGCCGCACTGTCGTTGTAGCAAGTGGCGCAGTTCGAGAAGAAGCAATGTTCGAACTCGCCAAACGAGGTATTCGTGAGCGACCCGATGGCGGTCTGGACGCCGCCACCGGCCCCGACGCCGCCGAACATGCACCGCGAGAATACGATGCCTTGGCAGGCATTGAGCGTGAAGAGCGTCTGGCCATCCGTGGCGCTCTGTCCGGCGAACGAGAGGTCGCGCGCTCCGAAGCCGAAGCGCACGCGTGGGGCCAGATGGTTGTCCCACGCGACGCAGACTCCGGGCGCGGTCAGGTTGAAATTGATGACGGACCCCTCGTAGGCGTAGCCACGCAAGGTCAGATATGCCGTGATGCTCAGGGCTGACCGCACGAGATAGGTGCCCGGTCCGAAAAAGACTTCCACGCCCTGCCCTGGGGATTGGCCGGTCGCAATAACGCTCGCGCGATTGATGGCTGCCTGAATCGCGGCCGTATCATCAGCGACATTGTTAGCGGAGGCGCCGTACGCCATCACATCAATGGCGTCATTGGCGGCGAGCCCACCTTCCCGGAGCATCATCACCGCCGTGTTAAACGTGACGAGGCTCGCGTTGTAGGGGAGCATCGAGGCAGGCATCCACACAGCCGTACAGCCCAACCCCGGCGCGGCATTGATCGCGAGTTGCGCCGCCGCCGCATAGAGATCCCCCGGCAGACTCGTATATGTTGGTGCCGACGCCGCCGACGGGTAAACCGACGGGACGGGTTGACCCGCCCCTTTACCTGTCCACGCGTCGTCGCGAGTGTCGGAGGTCTTCGGCCTGAAGGACTGGTCAATCAGGGTCAGCGTGGTGCCGACCCAACGGTAGAGTTTGGCCGTCTCGAGATAGAGACTCGCGTCTAACGTCTTCTGCGCTGCAAAATCGCCTAGGGCGGGCACCTGAGATTCAGCACTGGGCCTCCAACCACACTGTTTACGGCGTCGTCTGACTCTGACAGACCGAGCACACCCACCGATATGCCCGCACGATCTCACCATCCGGGGCTACGACTTCCCCCACCGTCTGCACCATCAGCCGGTTACAGGTCGGACAGGTCATTGCCAGGTACCTACCGTCGTCTGAGTCGGCGTCATGCCAATAAGCTGCCCCTGCGGATACTGCAGATACCAGCCGCCCCAGGGGATGGTCGGCGGGACGTAGTAGGGCTGGAACGTGTTAGGCCAATAGTTGCGCCGACCGCATGCGGGACAGTAACTACAGTTTGGACACATCTTCGGTATCCTTTCGGGGCCTATAGGCCGTGCTCGGCAATGAATCGGGCCGCAATGTCCTCGCGGGCGGCCTGGCGATCGTCCAGCAGAACACGCAGTCGGCCCTCCCGTTCGGCATCCAGCAGCAAATTGATCTCGTACCCGCCGTCGCCCGTACTGATCTCAAACAGCAGAAGACCGTTCGGAAGGGCACGCACCTTTAGGGTGTTGTCGTCATCCTCAAGGCGTAGAGCGCGCCTGAGCCGCTCGTCATGGTCCGACATTTCTCCGTACCCCCACTCAAAAATTTTCAGAAATCTGGCCTCTCGGGCTGCCTCGTGCTGGCTCCGGACCAGTCCGCCGACCTGGAACGGGACTCGGGGGGCTCTCCGGGTCCCCTTTTACTGTCGCCTTACTGTAGCTATCCCCTGGCCCGCTCCCACCAGTTCGGGCGGACAACGGGACGACAGCCAGCCTGCTAGTCTGCCCAACGTGCTGCACCGTACCGCGTTACGCTACTCTGTCGGCTTGAGGCATACTCAAGCGGTGACGACACCATCACGACACTGTGTCGGTTTCACACGCGCGAGATACCGTCGCGCTGGCCCGCCTACCTCGTCTCTTTCGTCGGCACCGAGCCGACAATTGCTGCCACCGTCGCTAGGACTGCAAGGCCCGCAATCACCGCAAAGGCGAATGCCATCTTACCGTCGCCTCCACGCATTGCTGTCGGTAATCACTGGGCTATTCACGTCTATGCCAGCGAACAGGCTTACTACGTCATGGGCTGCACTGGGCTGTTCAATGACACAGGGCTTACACAGGAAGCTCATCACGACGCCGACGCATCCGCGTTTCGTGGGAAGTTGTGTCAGGACGACCGCGTAGTCTGACAGCACGTTCCCACAGCGGACACAGAGCAGGCGTGAGTCTACGTTCTCGGCGATATCGGCGAGCGTGCTATTCGCGTTCACTGGTACTCGCTGGCAGGGCCTTGCGTTCGCGTTCGGCTGCGAGCCGTGTCTCAAGCGCGGCCTTGGCCTGCTTAATGAGCCCGGGATCGCTCACCGCTTGTAGGTGCAGGGTACCAAGCGAGACAATGTTGGTTGTAGGCCCGCTTGCTGGCGTTTCCCCGTATACGGCCCGATTGCGGATTGCCGCCATGCGCATCGCGAAGTCCACCCGCAGCTTGGCGAGGTTGATGACGTCACGGTCGGCTGTGGCGTTCTCGGCGTTGAATTGCGCCTTTTCTTGCCACACGTCGGCGCTGAGCTGCTGCGCTTCCGTGTATGCTTCGCGCATCCGCTTGTGTCGGAGCTGGATGTTCAGCCACGGTCGGCTGGGCATCGTGGGCGGTACGACGATGCCCTGAGCCTTGCACCATGCCTGGAAGCCTGGGCGAATGGCTGCGGCGATCGCTTCAATGGACTCGGCGTTCGCAACCCGCTCGAGAATGCCAGCCCAGCCCCCGTCTTGCTTGAGGTAGCGATTGAATGCCGTCAGGCCTTTGAATCCCCCACCGCCAGCCATTCCCTAGACTCCGATGAACACTTCGACGCCCGAGGCAGAGGCGACGTTGCCGCCCTCGGTCGTGGTGCTCGCGGCGCTAATTCCGGCGCTGAACAGGGCACCGTCCACGAACGAGTTGTTCGAGTTCGCCCCTGCTGCGACTTCAAACTCCAGGTCTGGCGTGGTGGTCCCGAGCGTGATGCCGGCGGTCGCGTTGAAAAGCTGCACGAAACAGGTGGCAGCGGTCGAGTTGAGGACCTGCACCCACTTGATGTTTGCGGGTCCGGTCACGACCAAAGAGCCCCCGGCGGGGGCGACAAGGTTGCGAATCTTGATCGGTGTAGCCATCTAGTCGGCTCTCCGCTTCCGTAGGTGGGTGTTCCCGCGCTTCTTCATGCGGTCGGGTTGGACGTGCGTGCCGTGTGCGTCAGCCACAAACTGCTTGGCCCACTTCACGCCACGCGCCGCCTCTGCGTGAATGAATGCCGCCTGCTTCTTGCTTCTATAGGGCATTTACTGGCCCGTGGCCTCCGCATCGAGCGCACGCTTCTGAGCCTCAACCTCTGCCTGCTTCCTCATGTGCTCCGCCCACTGCTTCGCGAATCCAATGGCGAGCGTGATTTGCTTCTTGTAGTGCTCTTCCTCACGGTGGCGGATCTCGGGCAGCTCGCGCGCCCGGTTGGAGCGGAAAGGCAGTGCGCCTGCATCTGGCGCTGAGGTCTCATCAAAGGCGTTGCACTGATCCACGCGGGCGTTGGACTCCCGTGACCAGCGAATCCGGCCCCCGTTCTTCCCGGCCGAGAATTCGTGCGCGTAGCAGATGTTCTCGATGTCGTCCGACGCTTCGTCTACCCGCTTGATGACGACACCGATGTTCACCCCGTGCATCACAGGCTTGCCCATAATGGCGTTGCGGAGCTTCCGCATCCGGTCCCGGAGCCGCTTCATCTCCATGTTGCGCCGGGCCAGCGCCTTCACCGCCGCATCCGCTTCTTGCTGCTCTGTCAGTTCGTCCTCGTAAATCGTGCTCACGCCACTCAATCCCCTTTCCGGGCCTTCAGGTTAGCGGGCGATGCCGCCCGTTTTCGTCACCAGCTTCGACTCCGGAGGCAGGGCGTCCGACTGCTTCTCTGCCCCCCGGTGTTCGTAGAACTTGAGCCCGGAATTGTGCCGATCGACGATGTTCCGTTCAGACCGATGCACCTCCTCGACGGGCGTGTCGCCGTAATGCTTGATCCCAGGCTCTTCGGGGTGTGTCGTCTCGCGCCGCTTCTTCCAGAGATGCGAAAGCCGCGGCATCACCCCTTTGATCCAGGCGGATTTGTAGTGGTCGCGGAGCCCCATCTTAGTTGCGCTTCGAGAGGGTGCTCTCGACCTTCGACTCAGGGGCTAATGCGTACGCCGCCTTGGAGCCCTTCTTGTGCTGGAAAATCGACTCTGCTGGCGCGTGCTTGTCGATGATCCGGTCCTGGTGGAACTGCGCGAGCTCGGCCGGCGAGTTGCCGTAATGCTTGATGCCTGGGTCGATTTCGTGCTCGTCCTCGTTGATCCGCTCCCCCGCCCCATCCACGTTGTCCTCACCCGAGCCGTAGACGGCTGCGCGGGCCTGGTTGCCGGAGAGGTCGGGATCGGGATCTTTCCAGAGGCCGCGATTGCGGCGCGCGTTCTCGTCCAGCTCACGGGCCGAAGGACGCTCGTTCTTGCGCCGAAACTTCGGCTCGTCGGCGAGCTTCTCTTCGCGGTTGCCGTACTCGGAGGCCGACCCCTTCCGGCCTTCGGACGGTACGTCCTGCTCGTCCTGAATGCTGGACTGACGGGTGCTCTTGGGATGCTTGAAGTTCGACATTAACGGCCCCTTTCGGGGACTCGCGGTACTCACGCCGCGATCGTGCTGGGGCGCATCGCCCCGTCCACTCAGTTACTCGGTGACTTCCGTCTTGCGCCGCTCGCCTACCTTGGCGTCAGGCGCAGCGTACACGTCGCCCTCAATGGGCTCATGCTCGACGTACTTGAGTTCGCCGTGTCGTGGTTCGTCTAATGGGAGGCCAAAGCGCGTGCCCATGCCGGTGCCAGCGAGACGCTTGCCGGCGCCGCTCGTGGTGCCCGTCTGGGCGCGCCACTGATACTCGACTTCGGCGGCCATCTCGGGACCGTCGCCGCGGATGTAAATGCAGCCCTCTTCGGACTGGGTTTCGTCGACCCCACGCCCCGGCGGCACGTCATCGCGGGACCCGACGCGACCTGGAGGGCCCGGAACCTTGGAGGACTTGCTCTTCCCGACTAGCCGACCGGGGTCATGGAGTTTTCGCGGCACCGAAGATTCTCCGAACCACAAGAGACACCAGCATAGTGGACCGGGGTGTATGCCCCGGACGCTGCAGCCCTTGACCCCCTCCCTGCAGTCGTCGCCATCGCGTGGCGAGAGTTACTCTGGCGATAATCTACCAATGTCGCGACACTGGCGCAATGTGTGTTAGTTCGCTACATTCGCTGGACTCCTTCTTGTGGGTGGAATGTTCCCCCGAAAATTAACCGTAACCGTCGAGCTCTACGAAGACGACGCCCGCGACTTCTTGGAAGTGCTCAACGAAGACGACGGACTGCGGACACTCGCCGTTGAACGGCTCTTACAGCAACACACCGCGCCGGCCATTGCACGCCGGACACGGTGTGTGGCAACCTTGGGATGTCTTTCGGCGGCGATTAGTGCGGCGCTGGGTTAGCTAATGCCCAGGTCGAGGGCGGCGGACCAGTGGGCGCCTCTCTAACTGCGCTACCAATCGTCCCACTTTCGTGACCCACGATTGCAGGGCCTTCCGCCACGTTCCACGCGGCAAAAGATGCCCGAACTTCGATTGCACAATCATGGCCTCCCTACGCCACCCGTTTCGAGGACACCAGCACTCACCGGCCCTTGAAGATTGCGCCGAGCGCGCCACCGATTGGGAAACACCGATACATACCCGTGGCGGGACTCACGCCCTGCATTCCCGCAAGTTGCTGCAACATCACGTCGGGCTCGGGCTTGGCCTGCTGCATCAGCGGGGCGACTTCTCGGTAGAATCGCCGCTGGGCCCGAGCCTGACGTCCCTCGGCCCGACGCTCGGCCACGAACTCCCCCAGCGTCAGGCCCCGGTCATCGGCCAACCACCTACGATACAGTTCACCGCGCATTGTTCACCGCCTTACGCTACGCGCTTCGACGACACCAGGACAATCTCGTTCCACGCCCCACAGGGACACTTCCCCACCATGCCCCACCCCAGTAACTCCATCCGCCGCTGAAACGCCCGGACAAAGGGCGGGTTCCAGTCGGCGGGGATCTCGAGGATGGTGCGCCCGCATTGCCCGCACGGCACGAGACGGAGCTCTTTCACGTGCCGGACCCAAACGCGAACGGCTCACACTTCGACCTAACGGGTCCACCCTCCGGCCATTCGGCATGGCAGTCGGCGCACCAGGTCCAATAGCCATAGTCACTCATCAGTCGGTCAAAAACATGCTTGTGCGGCCCGACCTTGCGCGGTCCCACCAACTTCGGCAGGTCATCTGGCGGAAAGAGGTCTCGTGCGCGGATCAGTGGGAGTTCGCTATCGTTCATGCCACCTCCGAGCGGTACGTTCCCGCCGTCCACTTGATGCCGTTCTCGGGCCACTCCCCGTCACGCTCTATTGGCTCGCACGCGGACCCGACCATCTTTGCCAGATACTCAATCCGTTCTTGCGTCGCGCTGTAGCGTTCGAAGCTTGGGGGGCGAATCACGGGCACCAAGCGGGTGAGCCCTTCGTCGCAATGGCACCACATGACCGCCACCCCGTTGAGATTGGTTCCGTAGCGTATGGCGCTGCGACATTTCTGACAGACCTGCGAGCCTTCGCGTTCGGGCAGCGAGAACTCCGCGCGGCTCTGTACGTCACGCAAGCTCCGGCCAGAGTGACTCGTTGCATTCGTGCAGTCCTTGCATCGGCTCTGATAGCCTCTCATGCGAGCGGAGACGGAGCGGTAGAATCCCGTCTTGAACGGCTTCCACACTCGGCACTTCGAGCAGACGCGACCTCGAAGTTTCCCGCTCGCACCGCCGGCCCTCTTGGAGAGCAGATTCTTCTTGGCGCACGGCGTGCAGGACTGGCGCTGGCGGCCCTTGGAGCCGACGAATTCAGCCCACGGCTTGAGCTGGCGACAGCGCGTGCAAATCTGGGCTGGTCTCATGGCGTGTCGGTCCCGTTGTCGGCCCGCTTCGGCGTCTTTTCGCGGGTTTTCCCGGCTTTTTCGTTCGGTTCTCTTTCGGGGTTTTCGCTATAACCCGCACCGTTGCGTAGGGGGGTGGGTTGAGCCGACGTCAAGCCGTTTTGTGCGTAATTTCCCGTTTGTCCGTCCAATAGTCGGCCCAATTTCGCGGCCGATTCCTCAAGTATCCGCTCCGACTCAAGCCAGCCGTACTCCTGCGTTACGTCTGCGGCCGCGTGGCCCATCAATGCCCGCTTCCAGCCGATCGGCAGACTCGCCAGGTCGCACCACAGCGCGAATGTGTCGCGGCCATCTTTGGGCCTAACTCCGAGTCCAGACTTCCGCAGTCGCTTCTCGAATACCTCTTGGCTTAACGGTACGGCTTCAACGTCCGTGAGCAACGGCACGAAGCGGTCGCGGGCTTCGCGTTTTGTGCCCTTGACGTGCAGTCGCCCATCTTCAATCGCCCACTTGCCAGCGAAGTATTCATCTGGGAGCATTCCAGAGCAGCAGAGCATCCACCAAGCGCGACCTACGTCTCCACCTAGCGTTTCACGGATCGCTGCCGCCTGTTCTGGCCGTTGGGGATTCTTGGCGCGCTTCACAGGCTCTGGGAGTCTCGCAATCCCCCGCACGTCAGCATAGAGCTGGTGATCCGTCGTGAGCGTATCCCGCAGAAAGGCTTTGACCACCGACATGACGTGATTGAACATCGCACCCTTGTTCTCGGTCTCGCAGGCAGCTCGGTACTTGAGCAGCACGGTGCGGAGCTCGGCCAGTGTTTCGGGCGTTCCGAGTGCCGTTGAGACGTACTTGGCATAGCGAGCGTACTCTTTGCCCTTCGTCCCGCGCCACGCCTCGAACTGTTCACTGAACGAGAGCGCGTGCTGCGCCGTGGGAAGCCGTTTCCACTCGCCCGTGCGATAGACCGCCCAGACCTGGCGCAGGGTGAGTCGCCCCGCCTGCACGTCACGCAAGATCTCGTCCTTGCCAGCCTCGTAGAGGCAACGGCACATCTCCCGCAGCCGGTCGAGCATCTTGGGGTCATGGAATCCCGTGGCGCGCCGAATCCTTCCGACCCCTTTTAGCGATAGTTTCAGAATCGGTGTCCCGCGATCGTGGCTCTTGAAGGCACTCACGCCGCCTCCTTGGTTTTTGCCCACCGTTCAAGCGTCTCCCTACGGTAGCGTCTACGCGGTCGCTTCAACCCGTTACCGACCTCCACATACGGAATGGGCATCTTGTGGAGGGTCTCGACGGTGACGGCCATGGTCTTTGCCGCCTCTGCCGAGGTGAGTAAAATCGCCTCGTTCACCGCTCCACCGCTTTCCGAATCCGGTCCACCGCGGCCAGCACGACCTCCTGCGGCGAGTCGCCTCCTGGGGGCGCCTTTGGTGATACGTAGGCGCGGATCACCTGCTCAAGCTCGTCCCAGGCGACCGGGAGCAGCGCAGGTATAGCGGCCTGAGTCAGATACTTCTCCGTGTTTGTGAGTACCACGCGCGCCCATTGTGCGTGCAACCTGTCGCTGCCCCACTCGCCAAGCGTCTCCACAATGGCGTTGACGCCCCGTTTTACCTCGGCGTCCGTGAGCGGTGTGAACAGTTCGTAGGCGCGACGCTGCTCACGTACCGCTTCAATCGCTGCCGCGCTCGCCGTCGCAGGCGGCGTGGCCCGCTGTTGAACCCACGCCGCAAGCAATCTGTCGCGTTGCGGCCAGCACGAGCACATCCCTTGATTGGGCGCGTTGCGCGGACAGTCAGAAGCATGGCCGAGAATGCTCTCAATCGTTGGGTTCCCCGCATCAGCTAGTTCTTGCGCCGCGCGGTCGGGGGGCGTGGGCTCAGGCATCGGATGCACCTTTCGGGCCGTGCTTCGGACAGGGCAATGGATTGAGACATGGCTCGTCGTAAACCTCGTAGCCAGCGTCGTCGCCAAGCCAGACCGCGTGCGTTACGTCCTCCATACACACGGGAGATGGTTCTTCCTGATCCACTCCACTACCGTCGCATGCCCAACACGGCCAGTACAGATCAGGCCCCATTGCCCCAGTGCCTAATCCACCGCAGTAGCGGCATGGTTTTCGTCTCGGTAACCTGTCAAGTAGCGAGCAGACCCCAACGGCTGTCGCGAACACCAAGAACATGGCAGCAAGACGCAGCAGGTCGTCGCTCATGTTACCGCTCCTCCGCATCGGACACGCTGGCGAGCGCGGCGCGGCTTCATCCACTTCTTTGGACGTCCCACAACATCTCCATCGTTTTCACCGCTCTCCCGTCAGACGCGGCAGGAGCCACGCGGCTCGATCCTGCGCCCAGCGATCATCATATGCCGTGTCCGCTAACTGCAAACATTCCCCCAGTAACGCCGCCAGCCGCTCGACCGTGAGCGGCACGGGGCGCGCGTCGATAGCATACGGCGCACCGATCTCCTGTGACTTCCGGTTGAATACCTCTCGCACCACTGTCGCCAAGTCGAAGCCCACGGCTGCCATTGCCAAGTCGCAGTAGATCACGACATCGGCCAGCTCCTCAGCGATCCGGCGGCGAAGGCTCGCCTGGTCTCGATCTTCCGGTTTGTTGTTGCCTGCCACGCCGTCACGAAAACGGATCAGCTTCTTGGCGAGATTGCAGGCTTCCCCTGCCTCACCTGCAACGGCGTTCGTCCACTCTGCGATGCTCCAACTCTCCAACGGATGCTTGAAACCATCCGGTGCAGTACACCGCGCGAGATTCACCGCTGAAAGATTCAGTCCCGCCGCGCTCGGCGTGGGAGAGAGAATTGGCTCGCTCATGTTACTGCTCCTCCTCATCGGACACGCTAGCGAGCGCGGCGCGGCTTCATCCACTTCTTTGGACGTCCCACAACATCTCCATCGTTTTCACCGCTCTCCTGTCAGGCGCGGCAGGAGTCTCACCGTACTCGCTCATGCGGGTCCTCGGCGTGGGGAGGCCCCGTCCACAAATGGCAAGTTCGGATGCTCGATATACGAGCGCCAATCGTAGCGTGCGACCTGTGCAGGCAACGCTTTCCAATTCCTGCACCCCGGCGGATGACGCAGCCGCTCATGCTCCACCAAGTAGCGGATGCCCGCTTGTTCTGAGGGCACAACAGTCCACCAGCGGCGAATCCGTTGGCCCTGTCCATGACCGCCCATCGAATGCGGCGAGAACCACCATACCGCGTGACGCGCCAGACAGAGCGCCGGCCGGATACAGGATTCCCACATGCCGAGCGCCCCACGATACGGCGGATCGCAGATCACTACGTCAAAACTCTCACATGCGAACGGCGGATAGAACGCATTACCGATGACGTGGGGTCGCGTCGTGCCGTCTGCATCCAGTCGGACACCAAAATCCGCACGGCCTCCGAAGAGATGCAGCACCGTCATTCCCGCCGTCTCCCGTTTGAGCAGGTCGGCCACTTCGCGGGGGAACGCCCACGTGCGCTGGTATCCCCGACACGCGATAAGTCCCTGGAAACTGCGTTCCACGGCTCGGCTCATCGGGCCATCGCCTGCACGCATGTCATGGCAGAACCTTGCCGAGAGCGCGTTCGATCACGACGCCCCACTTATATACCCAGGGGGCGCGGTCCCAATCGCGCCACTTATTCTCACCCTCTGGAATCGCCGCCATTTCTGCGGCCACGGCGCGCTGCGCTTCCACGACGGCATCGGCAAACCGCCGGAGGTCGATCTCATCCATGATGACTTTCACTTGGCTCCTTCTCATCGGGCCATCGCCTGCCGCTCGACGCCGCTCATGGCTCCCACAGGCAGCGCCTACAGTACGAGTAGTGGGAGATTTCGTACTTCTCAAATCGCCAGTCATGGCCGCATATCCGGCAGATCAGGCGCCGCACCCAGTGCAGCGGCCCCCATGTCAACTCGTCCCAGAGATATTCCACGAATGCCGTCATGGCATCACCCTTCGGGCCATTGCCTGCCGCTCGACGCCGCGCGTCATGCCACATCACCTTCACGTGCCATCCGCATCGCCTTGTTCAGAATGCCGCCGATCTCCCGCAACGTTTGCTTCTTGGGCTTCCGCCGCTCAACGTGCCAGAACCAACTCGTCGCGAGCTCAAACATCTGCGTCACCCCGCTTCTGGAGTTGTACAGCGCCCGACACGTCACTTTGTCCCCAGGCTTCAGCCAGTCCACCTGCGACGTGTCCCGCAACTGCGCCAGCCCAATGATCGCCGCCTCGAGCTGCGACACGCTCCGGTGCCGGAGTAGTTGTTTGACCACGGACCCCTCGCGCCGGTCATCCCACCCCGCCGGCGGTTTCCCGTCCGGCACCCAGAGATGCTTTCGAATCAACGGCAGTAGTTCGGCCATTGCTCGCCTAGTTGGGGTCTGTTCTCTCATGCAAAAACCTGCACGGTGCCGAAGGCACCGATTATAGCCTTTGACTGTAATCTCCTTCTCCTTCTACTTCTCATTCTACTTCTCCCGACGTAGCGTGGCCGTTACGTTGACCGTTACGTAGACGTGACGATGTAGCTTTAGCCGTCTGGCGCCGCCTCGCCCGTAGCCCCGCCATCTGCTCACGCCGGATACGCTCAAGTGTGCGATTGATAAGGCGTTCCGGTAGCTTGGGGTGCTTCGCAAAGTGGCCCTCGATCTCAGTCCACACGTACTCCCAAGTGTACGACCTGTCGCCGTCCCCCTTGTCGCGGAACATTTCCTCGGCGACGTTCCAGCCAGCGAGCGCACGCAACGCGCTCCGGTCATCGGGCAGCGAGCCGTCGATCCACTGACGAACGAGCAACGTGACGTAGCATCCACGAGCCTCGGGCGTCATCGTTCGCACCCACTCGTCTTGGTCCCACGCAATCGCATGGAATGGGAACCAGTCGAGCACTTCGCGACCGCTGGGTAACCTCACGACGTGATGCCGAGTGCGCGCGTGTACGTCTGCGCTGCCTTGAGACCCCCAACAATCACGTCTCCCCCCGCGTCCAGTTCCCTGCCGGCGAACTCCACCTGTGCGGCGCTCAACCTCCCCGCCTCCGTCTTGCTCTCATGCCACCACCGCTTCCCCTTATACTGCACGTACAGGTCCGGGATACCTGGGGTCTGCCGCGTCTTGCGGCCTTGAGAGAACACGTAGACGGAGCAGCCGATCGTGCGGTAGAACGCCACCACATCGCGCTGCACGTCGCGCTCCATCACGCAGCCCACCCGTATCGTTGCCATTCCTTCCAGAGCTGCCCCGCAATCGCCGGCAGGTCCACCCCATACTTCTGCTTGAACGACTTGCGGCCCAAGACGTGATACTGCTGGTGATGGGCCTTGCATGTCGGCGCGGCGGTGTCATCTCCCCCACCCGCCCCTCGAGACGTAGTGTGGTGCGCCTCGGTTCGCGTTTTCTGCACCTCGCCGATGAACGCACACACGGCACACGGCATCTCGCGGAGCCACTTGGGGTATTCCGCATCACGCACCCGAAGCGTCTTAGGAGCCGACGGTAACACTCGTTGTCTCCGCAAGCACTTCCCGTAAGCGTACCGCGATCATGGGACGTTCGGCGACTTCGCCCACCGCACACATGCGCTTTCCCAGCTCGGTGGCGCTGGCTTGAAGCTCTGTTACTGTGGGGGAGAGTTTTTCCCCGGCAGCGTCCCTGGCAGCGTCCCAGGCAGCGTCCCTGGCAGCGGCCCAGGCAGCGGCCCCGGCAGCGTCCCTGGCAGCGGCCCCGGCAGCGTCCCCGGCAGCGTCCCCGGCAGCGGCCCTGGCAGCGGCCCTGGCAGCGGCCCTGGCAGCGGCCCCGGCAGCGTCCACCACGGATTGCGACGCGACGGCGATTTCAGCACAGGTGTACGGTGGCAGATTCCGCAGCGCCCTTGCATGGTCCTTCAGGCCAGCGAGGTTGAGCCATGCCGGTGTGTAAACGCGCACGAGCCAGTCTGTCGCCATCCACGCGCGGGTTTCCTCATCGGCGGGCGTCGTGCGCGTATGGAGGACGAGGGGCAAGAGGGGCTTCAAGAGCCTGTCCCTATCAGCGTCGTTTGGGAGGCCGTCGTTCCAGCCGATCATAAACGCCGCAATCACCGGAGACACACACTCTGGTTTGTCAGAATGCTTCTCCCCGGCGATGTACGCCGCCGCCTCCATCGCGCACATCCCATCTGTACGCCGTTCGTGGTTGCCACTTGTGAGATGCACCAGGTTCATGTCTCCGCTCCGTCCTCTTGGGTGGTTACAGTTTCATGCCAGCCGCTTGCAGGGCGCGCCGGGCCGCAAGTAGCGCGACGAATGCTGCGACGCGCTCACTCCGCTGGCCCACGCTGCGGATCTCCAAGTCGTCCGCGTCGTCCTTGCCAATGCGGATAATGCACAGATCCTCAATGCGCTGGCCCTGCGTCTCCTCCCACATCGCCGCGTAGGTTGCCACCTGAATCAGGTGCTCGTCGTAGACTCGCGCCGAAGTCTTGAGGTCAGGCATCACGAGCGTGCCATCGGGCCGGAGGGCTACCAGGTCAGCGGTGCCCCCGACACGCCAGCGTTCGGACACCATTGCGTGCTCGGTTTTCACGACGGTGAGCTGTTCCCGGTCCCACCAGTTCAAGAACTTGATAAAGCCCGTTTCCGCGCGGTCCAGCACGTCGGGCGCGATGTTCGTTCGGTCGAGCTCCATCCCCCGCAGATGGGCTTCACACAGGGCATGGGCGACGGTTCCCACGGTCGCGGCTTTCCCGCTCGTGGCCTTGTAGTCGAGTCCAGCCTTCCCCTGTTGCCACGCCCACGCGATAAGAGCTGGCTTGGCTAACATGCCCAACACCGTGGTCACGCCGGGGACGCGCTCGCCGTCCTGGGTCTTGTAGACTGTGTGCTCTTTCGTGAAGTCGAGCGTGAGCTTCGGCTTCGCGGGCTTGTCCAGCAACCCGTATGGGTCCAAGTCCCACCCGGCCGGGAGCGGGGCGACGGGCTTCAGGTCGCCGACCACGGTAGTCTTAATCTCAGAACGGGATTGAGTCATCGTCCCCTTCCGGCTCCGGCGGCGGCTCCTGCTTTGGCACGTCCGGTTTCACGCCGTCTCGGGTCGCTGCGATAAAAACGGTCGCGCCCGCTGACAGGAAGTCGGCGACGGTCGGCTCGAGCTTTGCGACGCCGGTCATGGCGATCACGCTCTTGCGCGCCTCCAACAGCGAGCGGCGGTAGGTCGCCGACAACTCCTGCCAGGTCCACTTCGGGCCGTGCCCGTTCGTGGTCTGCTTCGCGGCCGGCTTCGCGTCCTTGAGCCAATACGCTTCCCCGCAGTCCTTGTCCTTGCACTTGAAGTCCGGGCCCTTTGGCGACTTCTTGTTCTGGCGGTTATCCCAACACGGACCGCCGCACTTAAGGCATTCGCTGATCGGCTTTTCGATACTCGGCATGTGGTTATCCTCTCCTCAGGTTGCCACGGGTTGACCTACAACTGCTTGAGATTCCTCGCGTACTCGTCGCTGCGTGTCCGCTTCTCAAACTCCTGCACGCCCGCCGCCTGACGGTCCGCCACGTCTTTCTCTTTCCGCCGTTCCTGCCACACCAAGAGGGCGATGAGGACGACGTAGAAGCCAAGAGCACCCCAGAGCGCGACCATCGCTAGTTCCTTTTCGCGTACGCGGCGTCGCGCCAACGTGGTGGTAAAAGACGGGCGCGATTTTCCAGCGTGTCGCGTTGACGTTGCTCGGTCAGGAGTCGCGCCTTGAGCTCGCGCCACATCCGTTCCTCGAAGGCTTGATCTTCGGCGGCTTCGCGGGCCTCTTTGGCGCAGTCGCGTGCGCGTTGACGGTCGCGTTCCCACCGGACACCAACGGCCAGCCAGCACACGGCGGTGATGAGGTAGGCGACGACGACGCTCACAGGCCACCGGCCTGCCGGAGGTCCTCAGCGTTGTGCGCGGCCCGCAACAGGGCTTCGCGGTCGAGTAGTTGTACGATGCGCTCGAGTCGGTCGCGCACCGCCTTGAGCAGTCCCGGCGTGTAATCGCAATCCGCGAGGCTGAGCAGCGTGATGGCATTCAACGCGTGCTCGCGAGCCGTCTCGTCCTCCGGCCAGACTCGGGTGGGCACGATCACGCGAACCTCCGCCACCAGCCGCTGGTCCCGCAGGTCGGGCAGATAGGGTTGTGGGGAACTGACGCGACGGTCCACTCACGATCGCATCGGCCACACCACCACACGTCGGTGCGGGTCTGATTGACTTCGACGCCGAACTTGTTGCCATCCTCCGGAAGTGCTGCCTTCTGAACGGCACGAGTGAGCACGCGGCCTTTGCCGTCGCACTTGAAGCACGGCACCTCCACGTAATCGTCCTTGTCGAACGACCACGACGTGCGCTTGCCGGTCCCGTTGCACGCAGGGCACGGCTTTGATGGTGAGTGCGGGTCGTCCACGGGAAGGGTGCGAACATCCTTCGCCCGCGCTGCACCGTGGAATGCGCCCCCACAACGACACTTGCACGTCTTATGGAGTGCATTCTCGCACTCAGACGCAGCCCGCAGGCTCAATGCTCGCTGTCTCATGTGTCGTCCAAGCCCTGTTCGTAGGCGTCGCGGGCCTCTCGTTCGTAAACCGCGTCACAGGCCGCGCAAATCGTGGTCCCCGTCCGCGCCCCACAGAACGGGCACGCGCCCATCGGGGGCTGTGTCTCGTCTCCTGGGTCTGTCTGGTCGAGGAAATTGAGGCCGCTCATGCAGCCGCCTTTCCCGCGCGCTTCGCCAGTTTGGCGGCGCGCTCTGCATCGTGGTCCCGCATCCCGCTCGCGATCCGCCAGCGGCGGTACGCGCCCTGACGGGCCTTCGTGGTTTTCGTGTTGGCCCGGCGGCTGACGCGGCTCATTGGGCTGACACCGAGAACGGGCGCGAACGCCGCTTCAAGTAGAGCGGCGGCAGGCCGGGAGTCTTCCAATCATCGACGGTGAGTTCGGCAAGTTCCCGCGTCGGCGTGCGGACGTACTCGACGCCTTCGCAGATGAACACCTCGTAGCGCCGGAAGCCGGAACGCGAATCGCGCCAAAGCACCTGTCCGTGTTTCACGCGGCGCCCTTCGGCTGAGTCACCCGGCCCAAGATTTCCTGTAACGACGGTGTCGCCGGGGGCGTCTTGCGCGTGCCGTGGAGTTCAAAGCCCCGCGTTCCATGAATGGGCGTGAGGTTGTGAAACTGGTGGAGCGACTTTCCGATCGTGCGCTGCCGGGCGAGGAGCGTCGTGAGGCGGTCAAGGGCCTCACAGAGACCCCGCCACGTCGCATCCGTGGGCGTCCCTTCGTAGATGCGAATGGCGGCGAGATAGGCGGTGACGGCCCGCTCCGAGTCGTAGATCAAGAGCCGGGGGTCGAGGGTCATGCGGCCTCACCAGGGGTAGGCGTAGTTGCGCTATAGCGCGTTGTGGCGCATGATGGGGCGCTGGGGAGGCGGGGATGGGCTGCTGCCCATGCCTGCCAGCGGTGATTCTGGGTGCAGAACTTCTGCCACTTCGTGACTGGGGCGAACAGGCTCCGGCACCAGGCACAGCGCCGTTTCGGCACGCGACGTGCTACGGTTGGCTGCTTTAGACCCGAAGTGCGTGTGCTCACGCACCCAATATGGGGGCATCACTGCAATCGCGCAAGGCCCGACAAAAGCCCGAAACCGCGCCCGGCGTGGGCAGTTCCATGCGGGAACGGCTTGACTGGGTGCTCTGGCTCATCAGTCCCTCCCCCGTCCGCCCCGTCTCGCTGTCGTTCCTATCTGAAGCATCGGGCGTCCCTTACGGCACGGCCCGCCGCTGGCCTCGAGGCCACAACATTAGTCGCGACGACGCCGCAGAAGTGGCGCGGACGCTACAGGCGATGGGCTATTGGTGCGACGAAAAATGGCTCTTTGACGGCAGCGGGCCTGCGCCGCACAAGATGCTTCCGGGGGCATCCGTGGCCCAAGAAATGCCCACGATTCCTCCAGGTGACATTCTCCTCCCTCGGCAAGTCTTGGAGTGGATCATGGCGGGACCGACGCGCGACAATCGCACTGAACGTATGGCGGGCACCGTAGCCCGTACCGTGGCGCGCGCCATCCATGACGCCCTCGCCACGGACGAGCTCAGCAAGACGCGCAAGGGCCAGGAGGCCATCGCCGCCGCTCTCCACGACTTTGCCTCGCGGCTCAACGCCGAACGCATGGATATGTCGGGGGTCCTGGCCGTCGAGAAGCTTCTACGGGATGGTATCCTGTGAAGTTGTTTGACAAACAGGACGAGCCGATTGTCGAGATACTCCAAAACGCTCGGCAGGTACTCCGGGCCGTGATTCACGAACTGTCGGGTCCTCACCCGGATTGCGTGGCGTCCTCCAGGATGCTCGCTGGCGTGGACGATCGGCTCGTTCATGTCCTCGGCCTCTTGATCTACAACCCCTGAGTGTCGTGGCAACCAACCACCCAAAGCGGCGCCGGACAGACCATGTGCTCGCCCCGACCGAGAGCGTGACGGAACATCTGCGGACGGCAGCGCAAATCCTCTATCTCTTTGACGAACAGAACCCCACCCAAGCCGTTCAGCTCGTGCGGGATGCGCTAGTACATGTCCTTGAGGCGATCCAGCTAGTAACGGGAATTACCCTGACGCCCTAGGGGGCGGTCTTGGGTGGCGGGACGATGGCCTTGAGCTTTAGGGGCTCCGAGGCGCGAGGATTGAATATCCTGCCGCTACGGTCGGAGCACCGCGCCGAGTCCAACGCGACTGAGCGCCATATACGAGCGTCCGCCCGATACGGGGCAGCGAACAGCAGGGCGACGAGGGCGACGGTCACCGCTCCGAGGATGACTCCAAGCGTCAGGAGCAGCCAGCCGAAGTGCGGCGCCCTCACTGATCCGCCTGGTAGCACTCGGGACACGAGCCCTGCGGGGGAATCCGGTTGGCGAAGTTCCTACCCCCGCACTTGGGACAGGCGGTCAGGTTTGATGCGTCCGGAATGATGATCTTCGTTCCGCAGCTCTGACACCACCACGCCGTTGTATGGCTCACCTTAGCCTCCAGTAGGTCACCACGCTGCCCGTCTTGCCGGGGCACTTGACCTGTTCCGCTTTCCCCTCGGCCAAGAGTTTCCCCATGCGCTCGAGAATGGTGTAGCGCGACAACCCCGACTGTTTCACCAACTCCGTAGTAGACAACCAGCCGTCACCGACCGGCTTGGGCTGCGTCGGGCCAGCCGACCGGACGAGCGCGATGAGCGCGTTCGCTGTTGGCTTCATAGGCGCTTACCGTTCGCGTGAATCTGGGCGTCTATTCGACCATCTTCGCGGAGCACCACGCTCGCTAGGCCACGCGATCCCGGCGGGTAGCGTTTGGTGGCGGAATAAGTGGAGAAGTACTTGAGGTAGCTGGGAGATATGATGACGAGTCCGTTGCGCTCGTGAAGTCGTCCGGTTTTCTGATCGGCGTCGGTTTGGTATAGCACATCAATCAGCGCAGAATGCAAGTGCCCGGTCCAGAACAGGTCGAAGGGCCGCGCCCAGGCAATGTCCTTACGGGCCGCGTTTCGCTGTCCTCCCGCTGTCGCGGCGGCCCCTGAGCCGTGGTGCGCGAGAATGCGAAACTTGTTTCCCCGCCATGCGATTGTGCAGAAGCAGTAGTCCGGGTAGTACGGGACTTCCAGCAGCGCGGCCATCCACGACGCGACAGAGAAGCCCATCATGTCGGTGCGGGACTCGTGATTCCCCGGCAGGCTGAACAGCATCTTGTGCGCGACATCGGCCAGTTTGAGCAGCGCCGCAACGAGCTGGTTCTGGGGCGTCGCGTCCTGCTCGTAGACCCCCGAGCCAACTGAGAGCTTGGAGGCATTCTCGATTAAGTCCCCGCCATTCCACGTCAGAACGTTGGGGGTCTCCCGAATCCAGCGCAGGTGGCGCTTGAACATCTCCGCGTCGTGTTGTGCATGGCCCATATGCACGTCGTAGAGGGGAGCGAGTTGGATACTCTCCCACGAGTCGGGGACGGTGACGAGTAGTTCGGGGAATTGGGAGGTGGGGCGCTGGCGGGAGATGCGACATTGACGACGACGTTTTCTCACCCACGACACGAGCTGGTCCGTGGTGGCTTGAATCTTCGGGTCCGGGTGATTGTCGAGAACGGCCGCGAGGTCGCTCAGTTACGCCCCCTTGAGGTAGGAGAGACTTTCTCTAAGTCCGCATTTCGAGCAGACGGCGACGGGCGACGGCTCGCCTTCGACGTAGAGGACGAGCCAGTAGTTGCAGAGCGTGCATCGGCACAGCGATGACGGCTCGGCCCACGCTTTGCCATCCGGCCGGTATTGCATCGCGCGCGACTCACGGCCTGCCGCACTTCAGTACCGGCACGTCCAACTCAGCATCATAACTGCATACATCGGCCGGATCGTTCGGGCGCGACCCCTGCCGTTGGACATACATCTTCCCAACTCCACAAATCACGACATTCAGGCGCAGCCCGCTGGCGATGAACGTTCGGATATCCGGGTACGACTCATAGCACGGGTCGCTGGCGGGATCGTCTTGCGGGTGCATGGATTCGGAGTCGCGCACCTGTAGCCCGCACGCTGCGCCGCCTCCGCCGCGACATGTCTGAGGATGGTTGTGGACGATTCCCACTAACGAATCGGTATTCTGTGGGCAGACACCATCCGGCTGGGGAATGACGGTTGTGGGCCGCGAATGGGATGGCTTCACGTCTGCCATGATCGCGTAGAGAACGATCGTGGTATCGCTGTTCACGCGCCCGTAGAGGCATTCCAGGTACTCGGTATGAAACTCACGGTACATGAGCGCGGATTCGTGGAGAAATAGATTGGCAATGAGCGTATGTGCGGTATCTTGGCGCACCATAGCCATCTGCCCGAACGCCCCGCCCGCGCTCACGGCCCACCAGAGCAGCCACGCCAGCACGGTCCGCGTCATGTCGCGTCCTCGTCTGGCGGCAAACCATCTCTCTGGATCAAATACGCCTCGGGATTCGTCAGCCACCAGTTGCGACAGAAATCGCAGCCGCAATAATCGGGGTGCTCCCGTTCGACGCTGTGGGTATCACCGCGCCACGGCTCCAACTCCGAGTCGTCCTGCTCGTCCGGGTATCTCACGGGATGCTCGCGCAGCGCACGGTCTCAAGGCTCTGCTCCAACTGGTAGATGCTATCCGACTGCGCGTTGATGAACGCCTGCACGTCGCGCCACGCCACGAATTGCGTCTGAGTTTCCTCGTAGGCGCTGCCCCGGCCCGCGCGGTAGGATGCGACCGCGACCCAGGCCATGAGGACCGCCACGATGAGGACGTACCAGCGGCGTTTCATGGCCCGTTTTTCACGCACTGGTCTTTGATGCCAGCCGAGTCCGCGACGAAGTGGTAGCCAGCCGGGCAGAGGTGGGTCTGGCCGGGGGCGAAGCCAAATGGCGCTTGGCACGCCGCCAAAAGGCCGAGTAGGGCGAGCTTTACCACGCCACGTCCTTGAGACTGTCCAGCGTGTATTCCATCTGGTACGAACAACGTCCGGACTGATAGACGTTGCTGCACGTCAGGAGCTCGAAGACCGGCCGCGCGTGGAGCGTGAACGTCGCGGTCCATCCGAGCTGCGGCGGCAGTCCGGGAGCACCGTTCGCCGTGAAATACATGAAGTAGTTGTTGTGTCCCGTTGAGTCGGTGAGTCGCGCCTCCCACGCTCTGAGGTCGAGCGTGGCGCACTCTTTGGCCTCAGGGGTTAGGTGAATGTCCCCGCATTGGGGCTCGTACTCCCACCGCTCTTGAATCTTCGTGATCGTCCCATGCACGACGCGGATCGGCGCCATGTGCGGGAGGACGCAGCCCGCGAGTGCGAGGAGGGCGAGCACCAAGAGGGGGAACACGATCAGGCCCAACAGGATGTGACGGGTCATACGCGGCACGTTACCCCGGCCCCGAGCGCGTAGCCGTGAAACCCGACCGTTGCGGAGGGACCGATAATGCAGCGGGGATTCCCGCGCTTGAGGGCCTCGCGCAGTTGAAGCGCGGTCCCCTCTTGCAGCGTGCGCCATGACCACGCGGCCGAGTCGGCGACTTGCCAGTGTCGCGTCGCGAGGCCCAGGGCTGCGGTGAGGGACGCAATCTGTGCTGATTGCAGGGTTGTGACGGAATCCTTCAATGCGATGATGCTGTCGAAATCCGCACGCCGAACGCCCCCGAGTACCGCACGAAGGTCGGCCGCGAGCGAGTCCGCGCGGCGTGACAATCTGTCGGCACTTGCCGCCAACTGCCGACGTTCCGCGTCGAGTGTGGCGATGCTGTCGCGGGCCGTGGAGTCGTCCCGCGCGCGGGCTACTTCCGCCGCGACGAGGTGTTGCCGCACAGCCGCTAATGAGTCGGCCCGTTCCTGGGCGAACGGGTCGGAGGTGCAGCGAAACAGCGCCCACCCACCGATGAGTCCGAGCAGCGCCGCGACGCCAAGCGGCCAGAGCTTCACCAGAGGGCTACCACGACGAGTGCGGTGAGGACTTCGACGGCCACGTCATAGACGAGCCACCGCACCGGATACGTCCCGTCCGGCTTGGGCTCCCAGAGCGTGAGCTGCCATGCCAACGCCGCGCCGAGCGTAAAGAGCACGGGCTTGAGTCCGCCGTCCGGCCACCACAGGAGGAGCGCCCAGAACGTCCAGGCGATTCCCCCAAAGGCATGAGCCACGGGTTGCTGGAAGTACCAGCGGGATTGACCCGACCACCATGCGCGGTCTTGCCACGGCCACCACTTCACCTATGACTCGAACCGTCCGTAGACGTAGGCACCAGCAGCGAGACCGAGCGCGATACCAAACACCCACCACGAGAGCCCTGCGGCGCTCAAGAACTTCGCGCCCAGCACAGCACCAGCGACGATGAGTCCGATGCGTTCCACCGATTTCGCGATCATTCAGTCTCCTTGTAGAACCTGAAGTAGTCCCGTGAGAGTCCGGGTATCAGCACTTCCGTGCGACCGCTGACCCACGTGGGTTCGCGATACGGCGGCACCATGCTGACCGGGGAGTAGTACCAGCACATCCGTGCGTCGAAGTGCGGCCACGTCGGCTCACGCCAAGCTGCAAGCGCACCGGCGACGTGCGCGGGAAACCAGACGCCAGCCATCGCGTTCCGCCAATAGTCCTGCTGACAGACCGCGGAGAATTGGCCGCGCTGCAACACCACTTCGACGGGAGTCTTTGGAAACAACGGACTCGCGACGCGATTTCGTATTACATCACACACCGCGCGAAGCGCCGCGGGAATCATGTCGATGGTGAAATCGCCCACCGGGATCGGCGGAACCTCTGTGCTGATAACCGCCGCGACCACGTAGTCGCGTCCCGTCACGCAATCAGTGGCGAGGTCGGTCATGCGGTCTCCACCTTTGCTAGGGCCCAACCGGCGAGACGGCTACCCGCTGCGGCGAGAACACCAACAGCCAGTGATTGCCACTTCGGGATAGAACCACCAGCGAGCGCGCCGGAGAGGTACGCAAGGCCGCCCGACAGCGCAGCAACAGCCGCCGAGTGAAGCACCTTTTTCGTCGTAGGGCTGAGAGTCAAATGCTGCCCCCTAGAAACGAAAACACGCAGCCCGTGAAGTCCGCGGAGCCGCGTGCAGGTCTACGTTTAAGTTGTGTCCTACCGGCCGGCCATCCTCGCACCAGCCTGCCCGTACTATAACAGCCTCTCGTTATTTATGCCACGGGTAGACTATGGAACTGAGGACGCCAAGGATGGCGCCGCTCACCGCCCCATAGATAGAGGCCCGCTGTTCCACCTTCGTGAGGCGGTGCTCGGCGGTAACACGAAACTCAAGCAGCTCCCGCCGGATCTCGCGCACGTCCTCGGCGATGTTCTCAAGCAGCTCGTCGCGGGTCATGGCTCTTGTCCTTGGCTGATCGCGCCGGTTCCCGCCCCCACGGTCCCAGGGGCCAGCCGTCCCCCAAGGGACGCAAGGCGTTGGTGCCACCCCCTGAGCGCCTCGATACGCTGCATGAGCTCGTCCACCGAGTTCGCGGGCTGGAAGAGCACGGGGCCCATGTGTCCGGCTGCTCGTTGGGCGGCCGCGTTCTTGCTTTCTCCAATCGGCATCCGGATGAGCGCCCGTGGGCTGACGCCTTCCGGGCCGACATAGCCCCGCAGGACCTCAGTCAGCGGATGCTGGGCCTCTCCTTCCACCTCGCGAGCGTGGGTCTGGGAGCCGCCGAACGCCTTGAGCGTCCGGGCGTAGTTGTTCTCAGATTGAAGCGCGTTCTTCCATTGCTCGAGGTTCTGGTCCGAGCCGAACACGAGCTTGAGCTTTTGGTCTAGGTTGCCGCTGCCGACGAGATACCGCTGGGCCGTGCCTTGGCCCGAGCGCACGTCGTTCAACTCCTTCACGAGTTGGCTGGCGAGGCCGTAGCGGAGCTGTTGCTGCTCCTCGGGTCCCAGCGTAGAAAACTGCCGTTCAAGCGCCCGATAGTCCGTGCCTTGCGCGAACTTCTTGGCGAGGTCCAGGGCGTTCTGTTGGCCCTTCACGGCCGCATAGGCTTGGTTCTGTTCCGTATATCCGGGGACGGATTGAGAGAGCGCGTCGTCCATCGCGCGCCCCGCTTCCTTCAACGGCACGCCCTGAATGCCCTTCGGAGCGGATTCCTGGCCCGTCATGATGTCGTGGGCGCGGTCGCGCACCCACTGGCGGACGGAGTTGTATGCTGAGTAGTCCCCCGACTCGAGCGCCTTCTCGGCTGTCCGTGCCACGGACGCGTCCGTGAGGAGGTGATTCTCTTGGAGGCTCTGAATGGTGCTCTCAAGGGCTTGATTACCCTTTAGGTTGGGGGCGTTCGCTCGCAGGTCGGCATAGCCCTGCGAGACTTTCTGGCGCACGGCCTCCAACTCGTCGGCACGGTCGAAACTGTTCGGTTCCGCACCGAGAATGTCTCCCACGTCATTGACAAGCCTCTCGGCGGTTCCCCCTACCCGTTTCGCCATGATGGGGAAGTAGCGGTCCATGACGGCACTGTGATTCTGTGCGGCGAACTGCGCGGCACCAGCCGTCGAGGACGTGAGGTCGGCCGGCACAAAGGGACGGCCAGCCGCTTGCATCTTGCCAGCCGCATCCCGCAGGACCTCTTCGCCTGAACGGCCCGTTTCAGGGTCGGCCGACTCTTCAATCATTTGCTTAAGACGATCGCTGGCGCTGCCCGTGCCTTTCCCGCCAAGCCAGTGCGCGCCCAGTCCAGCAAGCGCACCGAACGGTGCTGCAACCGCCGCGCCCGTCGCCGTACGGCCCGCGATTTCGCCAGGGCTTGCGATAGAGAAATCGGGCGTCGAGCCCGCACCGTAGAGCGCCCCAGCAAGTCCGGCACTCCCGGCGCCCTTGGCCGCTTGGACCATTGCACGACCACCCGTGAGGGTGGGGTTCATTCCCGGAACCATCGAGAGCATTCCGCCGCCTTCGATGTTCTCAAGAATCGACGCGAGCGGATGCACGTCACGCATGACCCCCTGCTCCTTGCGTACTGCCGCCAGATTCTCTTTGTAGGGACCATGGCCAGTGAGGCTCGCAACGCCCGCCATAAGTCGGTCCCCGAACGGGAGGCCTGAGAGGAGGTTGAACGCCGCGGCTGGCGCGTCGAGCGCGGCACGTTGCTTCAATTCAGCGTGAGAGGTAAATGCCCCATCGGTAGCCGTGGAGACGAACTTATCCAGCAAGTCGGCGGGGGCACCCTTCGCGGCGTACCCATTGGCCTCGTGGAGAATATCTCCAAGGTCGTCCGTTCGGATGGGCGTAGGCAGCGCCGCCGATGCGTCGGTCACAGCGCGCGGGACGGGAAGAAACGGCGCGGTCATTTGTACCGCTGAAGCTGCGCGCGGACGGCATCAACCGCGCTCGAACCCGTGCTGCCCTCCGGCAGAGAATCATCCGGCACCGGAAACACAGCTTTCGGATTCACCCGCGACCGGCCGGCCTGACCCTGATACCCCTTGAAGACCTTCTGCCATTGCTGAATCGTGGAATTGTGGCGCTGGCGAAGAAGGCCGCTCAACTCGTCCACTTCGGTGGGTGTTAGGAGTTGCGCCTTGCCCGCAGGGCCGGCAAGGAAGGACTGAATCTTCCCATACAGCGGCTTGCTCTTTTCGATAAGTCCAAGCAGAGCCTCACCGCGGCCTGATCCTTGGACACCCCCCGACATCGCGCTTGCGGCAGCCGCAATGAGGTTGGCCTGCGCGATCGCGTTCTTGCCGGTGCGTGCTTCTGGGGCAAACTGGAGCGCATCCCGATACATGGCAGCTCGCGTCTGGAACTCTTTGGTCGCTCCCTGGTACTCATTGCGTAGCTTGCTCTCGTTATCAATGTCCTGCTGCACGGTCGCGCCGGGCGTGAGTGGACTACCTCCAGCACCGCCGCTGGGCGCCCCACCACCGGGTGCCCCACCACCAACGCCGCCGATCTGTCCGTTCGCGGCATTGATGCGCTCAAATATCGGCCTGCCGTCTGGCCCCACGCCTTGCACAACCGTCCAGTCCTGCGGATTGATGGCCTTGTAGCCTTCCGACAGAGCCTTGACCGTCTCGTAGTCCCCGATCGACGTGAAGAAGGGAATAGCCTTCGCCATCCATTGGCCCACGTCGTCTTTCGAGGCGTTCGCCTTGAGCGGGTTCTGTGAGAGAAACTTCTGTCGGCCCTCCCACATCGACTGTTGGCGTTCCATCTGCCAGCGTTGGAATCCTTGCTGGACGGCCTGCTGCTGCATCTCGTTCCAGTTCTGGCCAGCGCCACTCATGGCGCCCCCGAGACGCGACCCAAAACTCTGTGTTCCCTGTGGGGCAGGCCCAGAGGCTTGTAGGAGTCGCGAGGCGAGCTCCATCTGCTGGCGCGACTTCAGGTAGTGCTGTTGCTCGGGCGACAGGAAGTCCGCTATTCCAGGGTCAATCTGGAATGGCGACTTGAACAGTCCTCCCAACCGCGACAATAGACCCGGCGCGTGCAAGGCATTAATCGCCGCCGGTCCCGGTGGGGCGTTCGGGGCCTGCGTCGCCATCTGAATCTGCGACGGGTCAATCGGCGGAATCATCGGCCCAGTCATGCGTCAACCACCACCAAAGAGTCCGCCCAGGCCACCGGCGATCATGCCGCCCGGGCCAAGCGGTGCGCCGGCGAGAATCCCGCCGAGACCGCCGAGCAGCGGACTGCGCTGGGTCGGCGTGGTGGTCGTCTGGCCCGTGGGCCCAATTCCCATGCCGAGAATCCCCATCTGCCGCCCCTGGTACTGCTGGGGGTCGAAATACCGCGCCATATCGAAGCTTTGCCCCGCTCCCTGTAGGGCGCGTTGCATCGCGTCGTTGAACGCCCCGTAATTTGTTTGCGCTTGCAGGTTGTTCACCCCCTGCATTTCCGTGCCTTGCAAGACGGCTGCGCGCGTCGAGTCGAACGGTGTGATGCCACCGCCCCCGAGCGTCGCCTGGGACATCGCGTCTTGTTGAGCCCGCTGGCGCATCTGGTCGAAGAAGGGATTCATCTGCGACAGGTAGGGATTCATGAACTGCTGCGCTTGGGCGGGATTGGTCAGCGCGCCAAGTCCAGCCTGAGCCTGCCCGAGTGCCGTCTGGAATTGGTTCTGATAGGGGGAATTCCCGTTGCCTAGCGCGTAGGCACGGATCTGCTCGAGATACTTTTGTGTCTGCGGGTCAACCGTGGTGGTTTGGACCTGCGGTTTGCCCTGCTTGGAAAAGAGACTCGACACCTAGTGCGGCGTACTTTCCCCCACTACAAGCGTTTCTCTAAGATGAGTTGCGTTACGTCCCAGCCTTCACGAACTAAGAACGACCTGGCGAATCCGTGCCGCCCCGCAATGAATGCGGAGTCGCACCGTTCTTCCCGGGCCCATGACAGGATGTCGGGAAGCATCTGTTGTAATTCGCCAAGTGTCCCCGAGGCCAGCCAAACGGCGAGAATCTTCGAGCGGGGGTATACCTGGATCATCGTCACGACGACGGAGCCGTCGCCATGCCAGCACTGGAATTCACCGCGCGCGATCCCGTCCAGCACATCTTCGAGGGTATGCGTCGGCGGCGCGTGTTCCAGCGCCTTAGAAATGTAATGACAGAGCCGACTTGGCGCTAGGAACCCGCTAGGCGTAAGGGCTCTATGCACGCCCTACGCCTGGTCCGCCGCCGTGCGGCTTGTCTCAATCCAGAAACCGGACCCCTGCCACCATTGAAACGTGATCGTGCGACGCTTGTTTGTCGCCGGGTCTACCCAAGCGCCAGCCAACGAAAAGCCCCCTGCGCCGGTATTCCACGTCGTCGTAATGGCCCCGGCAGTATTGTTGAAGATAGTCACAACTATTTGCTGGGTAAGCGTGTCCACCGCAGGTGCGTTCGTCGGCACGGCAATCGTCCGTGACCCACCAGCGAGCAACGTGAAGTAATTTCCCAAGCTCGCATCAATGGTGACGGTCGCACCATCGGTAAGAACGACATGGTGTCCCGTGGTGGGTGGTGAGAGCATGGCCGAGGTGATCGTGCCCGGATCGGGAACGGAAACCTGGGTGAACGCGAGCTCGATGGCCCGTGTCAGCTTGGACAAATACGTTGGGTCAAACTTGTGCGGCGTATCCGGCAGTCGGATGTTCTTCACCGCGCGCCCCCAGGAATCAGGGCGGCTCGCATCGTCCCAATCCGCCAACTCTTCGCGTTTACCTGGTCGAACCGCAACCGCATCTGTCTGCCGGAGGTTCTCAGGGCCAGGGGCGCGGCCATGGTGAACGGGCCATTGACCGTCTCGGTGTCGGTCGGGTTGAACGCCGTGTAGATGGTAAGCTTCACGTCGCCCAGGGTGGACTCGTCAGACAGGAACCGCTCGATGCGGTACACCGTGTCCCCGGCGGTCTGTATCATCTGCGAACCGTAGGCGACACCGAGTTCGATAGGGCCGCTCTCGAGGAAGGGAAGCTGAGAGGCCCCGGTCATGCTTGAGCCTACTTCGTGCTCGAAGAGGTTTCCCGTGGAATCAAGGGCCATCGAGTACGAGAACACCCCTGCCGGGACGGCGGCGTTGCGCTGGAGGCTCCCGAGCGCCCAGTGGCCTTCTACGTAGTTGTACGAGACGTAGGAGTCGTTCTCCAGTGCATTCGCGGACGGGTAGAACCACCACACCTCGTTGAACTGCGGGACCGCGACGGCGGTGATTTTCGACTGCTGGGTAAAGCTGATGTTGCCGAACACAAAGTCCAAGACGTCGCAGGGGATTTCTTGAACGGCGCCGTTGTAGAGAAAGAACTTCCCGTAGGACATCCAGAGGGCAATGTCTCCGGTGGTGGCGACCGCATTCGGTGCGACGAGCCCGCAGTTATCTGCGACCTGCTGGACGGCATAGACCAGCGTTCCACCGACGTAGAGCATGGTGTAGAGGTCCACGTCGGTCCACACAAGCGTCTGGGCGCGCATTCTCCGACCCGCACTAAGCCTACCCTTGCTGGCGATGACGACGGCCCCCGCAGAGTTGGTCGCTGCCGCAGCCCACACCGTGGTGCTGCCTTGCGAGGCCCACGCGATTTGCCGGGGATCGTTTGAGGCCCCAAGCGCCACAAGGAAGCGTTCTGGGGTGACGACGACGCCCGTGCACTGGGTGGGAGAGTTCGCAGCCTGGGCTGCGACCGCCCCCGGAGTCGCGCAAATGTAGATTTTGCCATCTGAGGTCAGGCAGGAGACGAGTTGTTCCCCGAAGTTGTCGAGCTGCCAGGTGTCGGCCGCGACGACGCTAGTGGTGCCGCCCGAGCCGACCCCGTAGAGGCCGGTGCCGTATGTCCCCGCGCCGTAGTTTCCACCAAGGCCGCCGTCCGTGCGGCCCGTCGTCAGGCCGACTGGCGTGATGTCGGTGAGGGTTCCGCTATTGAACGTGTAGAGCTTGTTGGGCCCCCCAACGGCGAGATATGAGCCAGACGTGTTCGTGCGCCACGCATGGGCCGCGCGAGCTTTGTCGCTGATGGCGACGTTGTTGTTGCTGTTATCGACCGCATTCCGCCACCCGCCCACGGGCATGATGCGGCCCTGGTGGAACCGCACCTTGTCCCCAGCGTACCAAAACCCCTTATTCTGGTAGCGGGTCCCGTTGCGGTGCAGGCCCGGTGGGAGGGCAATCGCGACGAACTTCTCAGCGACCGGCATAGGAGAAGGGCGCCAGCGGACACAGGCGACGCACTTGGGAGTGGGGGCCAAGCCACCCGACCCTGTGCCGCTGGACGCCCTCGTTTCGGTGTTTGTTCGCCTTGTATTCGGTCAGAACGCCCCCCACTGTTCATGCATGGTCATCGTACTCCTTGCGGCGATTGTCCTGCTCCTGTTGGGCTTTTGGCGTACTGCGCTCGCCGTGGTCATTGTCGGCGGGTGGTTGCTCGTGGTCTCGGTCGCTGCAGCCCAAGAACGGCAGCCAATCGACGCCCTGGTGCAGTCCTCCGTCCCCTACGTTCCGCCAGCCGCCTACACAGCGTGGTGGGCAGACGTGGTTCGCGACTGCAACTGCACGCCCAAGGTCGAGCTCACCAGCATTTGGTGGGAGCGCGTTGACCGGCCATCCTTTGACTGCATCGAGCATGACCGCTGCCGCGGGTCGTACATCCCGGACCTAAACGCGGCATTTATCGCCGCCCCCGACACGCTGCGTGAGATCATCGTCAAGCACGAGATGCGACATGCCGTGCTGGGCGGCGACCCGACACATCGTGCGCTCCTGTGGCGTAGCGATGTCGTCATGCGGATGGTCGCCAATGGAGAGTGGTAATTAGGGCGTGTAGCTAATCACGATGACGCCCTGTATACCGGCTCCTCCGTTCCCAAAGAGCGTACTCGTTCCACCACCACCGCCACCGCCAGCGCCGTAGTTCCCACCGGGTCCGCCGTTATTCGCGCCGGAGTTTCCACCGCCGCCTCCACCACCTGCTCCGGCCGTAGCGGTAAAGTTCGATCCTGCTCCACCCGTACCACCGCCGCCTGAGCCAGCCGAGCCGCCGTTCGTCGCCCCACCGGCCCCGCCCGCTGCCCCGCTGCTACTTCCAGAGGTGCTACCGGCTGTGCCGTTTCCGGTATTGCCGCCGGCGCCGCCTCCTCCACCACCACCGTTTGACCCCAGTGCGGCTGATCCGTCGCCGCCATTGCCACCGTTGTGGTTCCCGCCTGCTCCAGTGCCCCCCGAACCCCCAGCACCATGCAGGCTACCGCCGCCCCCGCCGCCACCGCCCTTGGCAATGAGCGAACTTGTGTTGAACGTCGTATCACCGCCGCCAGTACCATTGGCGGCATTGGAACTGCCACCACCGCCGCCGGTCCCAATCGCGAACGGGATGTTCGACCCTGGAGTGGCGCTGAAGTTGACGATCTTGCGGTACTCACCACCCCCGCCACCACCGCCACCATTCGGATTCGCCGTTCCGCCCGCGCCTCCACCGCCGCCGCCCCCAATGGCCTCAATGGAGTTGTTTGAGGAGTTCCAGTTACCGGGAACGTTCCACGAGGTGCCACTCGAGAGCACGATGACGTTTTGGCCGTGGCCGCCGAGGAGTGCGAACAGCATTAGAGGCCGCTGTAGTTCTGGCCCGACACGACACTGGCATAGTTCGAGCCGTTCCAAAGAAAGGCGAACATGTCAGCGGCACTCGCTGCGGTACTGAGCGTTGGGGCCACACCACTCGGCCATTTGACCGTCCCCGGCCAAGTGACGGTGCGACTGCCAGACCCGTCCTGATAGATCAAGAGCGCGATGATCGTTCCGACTACTGGCGGGGCCGTGAAAGTGATCGCCAAGGAAGTTCCTGCGATCGTGACCTTCTGTGCCGAGCCGTTCGCGTTCCAGTCAATGGTGAACCCGGCCGACTTACTGCCATTATCGAAAAGGTTGTACCCGAGGGTGCCCTTTGTAGAACCGTGCTTCGGATACCGCGGCGCCCCGAACCAGGTCGTCCCGTTGTCCTTCGTTACCAGGTCGATGATGTCCACGCCCGACGACTGTAACGTTGGGGCGACTCCGGAGAGCCAAGTGATGGAGCCCGGCCACGTAATCGTCTGCGACCCGCCGTTCGTTATTACCAGCACAATGGGCGACGAAAGTTGCACCGCCGTGATGTTCGCGGGTACGTTCGAAAACGCGATGGTCGAGCCCCCGGTGGCAACGGTGAAGAAGAACACCGTCCCCGTTGAGAGGTCGAGCGTTGTCGTCCCCCCGTTGTTCCAAGTGACGGACTTCGCCGCCACCCGCAACATGCCGAGGTAGCTGTCTTGGTTGATGAGGTTGGTGTTGAGGAGTCCGCCCCAAGTGCCGGAATCGGCGCCGACCGTGGGTTCCGTCCACCCGTAAACTGTTGTCGTAGGATCAGGCATAGATCATCCGAACGTGCGGAATCGGGCGCGCTTCGGCACGTCACTCGACTGTGCGCGCTCAACCTCAGTGTTGGCGACTTTCAATGCTTTCTCGAACAACGCCTGCCAGACCGGAATGCGCTCGTCGTGCTGGAGCCACGGAGCCGTCTGCAACAGACTCCCGTACAGGTAGACCTGCGGGAACAGCGTCAGGAGGCCGTTCTTTCCCGTCCCGTTCGTCACGATGGGCGAGAGGTCGCGGATATACGTGATGTCGATGGCGAACCCGGCAAAGGCGACGGTCGGAGCGCTCGTGTATCCTGAGCCACCCGCCGTGACCGTGACGGCCGTGACCGCCCCCCCAGAAATCGTGACCGACCCAGCAGCTCCCGTCCCAGGTCCCCCCCCGAGAAACATGACGCTGGGCGGGTTGTTGACATCGTAGCCCGAGCCGCCGGAATCCACGACGACCGACCCCACGGCATTCCCGGAGAGGACGCTGTGGGCCGTCGCCCCGCCCGCGCCCGGTACGGGCGCGCCCGTGGGCGACGGCCAAAACTCAACCCACGGACCAATGCCCGAACTCGCGCCAGCCGCGCCCATCCAGTTCGCCATCTGGGGCTCCACGACGGCAATGACGGGAATCCCCGGCATGGGCTGATTCCAGCTTCCCGAGAGACTGGTCGTCTGACGTTCGGCCAGGTCGGTACGGGTTACCAGCGTAATGGGGTGTCGATAGGCCCCGGAAGCCGCTCGCATGGACTTGACCCGGCGCACGTAGTCTGGAAGCTGAAATGGGTGGTTCGTGACGGGGAGTGCGTTGCCGAGATTGGTAATGGAGTACCGCTCAACGAAGAATTCCTGCCGGGCGCGGATTTCGGTCTCCGCGAGGTTGATGAAGTCGGGAATGCGCGCGATAAGCGTCGTGTCGCTCGCGCGGTTCAACTCCTCTCCAATGGCTGTCTGGAGGCTCGCGTAATCGACAATCGCGGGAGTCGCCATTAGGGCACCACCACCAGTTTCGGGCCGTCCTGCATTTCCCTCGCCCGGAGCGCATGGTCATACGTCAATTCCACCTCTCCGATGTGTTTCACGTCTTTCGTGAGGTCGTGGTCCACGTAGATGCCGACACCAGCTTTCCCCGCCTTGTGGCAGAAAAACATGTCTTCCCCGATGTGGTCATCCTGTTCAGGGCTCCACGCCCAAGTAAACCGGGGACGGGGCACCGCCTCGAAGGCATCCCGGCGGATGAGCACCACGCCAAACCCAATCCCGGCCACGGGCTCGGTCCCCGTATGTTCTCGGAGCGTGTAGAGCCGTTCATCGCTGGTGAGGTCTTTCACCACCGCTGGGCTATAGGGGACGTGCCGCTCCGTGTAGCCGGCCCCGACGATCGCCACGTTGTGGTCCAAGAGTCGGACAAGCGTCTCTTTCGGGAATCGCATGTCGGTGTCGAGAAAGAGCGCGTGGCTATAGTCCTGGTCGATGACGGCTTGGGCGAGGAGTTCCCGTTGCGCGGGAATCCGCGAGCCGCGAGCGACGAGAATCCCGATGGCGTCACTGGACAGGTGGACGGCGCTGTGGGCCATCAGGCGTGCGAGGTCGTAGGCGAAGAACGTCTTCGTCTCGTCCCCTGCCGCCAAACAGACGGCAATCTTCCGCGCCTTCCCGTTCTTCTTACTCACTTGGCAATCTCGCGGTAGGACGTGCGGAAGTCCGGATGCTCTTTCAGCCAGCGTAGGAGTCTTCGCTGGTGGGGGTCTTCGTGCATACTGACGATGACCCCCTGTTTCTTGAGCATCCAGTGGATGTGTCCGGGAATGGACGCGATGAGCTCCCACTCCTTCGTCTTCGAGACGGTGGCTGGCCCGTTCTTGAGCCGCCTGTTGCGCTCAATGATGGGCTCCACGTCGTGAGACTCTTGGAGCATCATCGTCTCGGATACCGGGTCGAAGTGATACCACAACTGGCCCTTCGTCACCGGGTCATCGAAGACGAGCCCTTCCGTCAGCATCCCCACTCGAGCCTCCTAGATCGCCAAGCTGGTGAACGAGACTCCACAGATCGGCAATAGGCTGCGCGCGGATGTGACCGGCGTCCATGTTGCGGGCACCCCAGAACTCAATCCAGTCTGTTCGAGAACGCCGAGCATCCGGTTGACGTTGGTCGCGGCAGCCGACGTAGACCACGCCAGGAACGTCTGCGTACCAGACGAGGCCATGAGCGCCATGTAGTAGCGGCCGGTGGTGAGCATGACCGGGGACCCGAACGCGGTCGCCTGCGGCGCGCTCGTGCCGGAAGCAGCGATGACGCCCGACGTGGCGATCTTGTTGCCGTACTCATCGTACAGGGCACATTCGACGTTTCCGGCGACGGCGGTGCCGTTCTGCCAGAAGATGCCTTGCGCGAGCCCAGGGGCCGCGACGTAGAATGGGATGTAGAGCGCGAGTCCGGCGGTCGGCCATGCCGTTGACACGGCAGCGGTGTTCCCGATGGCGTACTCTTCTTGCGCGAAGAAGTCGTCCGTCGAGAGGTTCAGGAAATTCCAGCCAGTGGGCTGGGGCTTTAGCGTAATGCCGTCTGCCATATCAGCCTCCTAGCTGTTGACGTTCTCGACGAGCGTGACCCATGGGACATAGGCCCGCGTGGTGCCCACCCACGTCGCGACGGACGCGGGGAGCGGGAACGAACTCGCGCGCTCGCGCACCCCAGCACCTCGTGCGGTCTGTGCGGTCGGTGCCCAGCGGACGAGTGCGCCGGTCGCGTTGTCCATCGCGATAGCGAGGTAGTAGCGCCCCGGTGCGAGTTGGAGTGGGACAGTGAAGTTGATACGCTGCGGTGCGGTCGTACCGGACTGCGCGGTGGACCCGACTGATCCAAGGCGGTTCCCAAGCGCGTCGTAGACACCAACGTCTACGTTCCCGGAGACGGCGGCGCCGTTCATAATGATGACGCCGCTATAGGCCCGCGGCGCCTCGTCGGCGTTGCCGGTCACCGTAAACGGGAAGTAGAGCGAGGTATTCGCGGCCGGCCACGTCGCGGAAGTCCCCGCGCCGACGCCGTGCGAGATTAGGACGTTTCCGACTTCTGACTCGGGACAGATGGTGCTGGTGGCGAACCGATCCGGGTCGCCGCAGTCTGCGTAGGCTTGCTGCAAGGTTCTGGCGTAAGTCATTATCCCCTAGACTTCCTTCCGACTTCGTGAGGGTGAGGGACGAGCGTTCCCGGAATGGGAACGCCCGTTCCCGTGTTGGTTACAACAGATCGTAGATTCCCGCGTGGGCCTTCTCCGCGTGGACTTTCAGACCAAACTCCACGAGCAGGAGTCGCTTCTCAGCGTCCCCAGTTTTCGCCAGCGGCTCGGTGAAGAACGGCCGCAGGTACATGATGCCGTAATACTCGGGGTCGAGCAGGAAGCACTCGCGCTGCCGCATGAACCTGTTGGCGACCACGCTGATGGTGCCGAAGTCGGACACGTACACATCGGCCGCGCCGATGATTGCCGTCTCTTCGACCGCATCCTGGTAGAACGTTCGCGTCGCCACACCGGCAAACGCCGAGATGTTCTGCTTCTCGGTCGAGTTCACCATGGCGAACTCGGGCTTGCCGCCTTGCGACCACGCCTGCGACATGCCGGTCTTCAGCATGGCCTCGGCGAAGGTCTGCTGGGTCCCGTCCGTCCGAGTGGCCGTGGGCTCCGTGGTGTACGACGGGTCCGCGCCGCCTGAACCCTTCTGCGTGTTCGTCTTCAGGAACGCGAGCAGCGAAGCGGTCTGGCGCGCCGTGGTCGAGTTACCGGCCACCGACGCCAGGTTGACGAGCAACATCGCTTCCATGTCGCGCTTCAACTCGGCCGACTTCTTGGCGAGCTGATACCCGAGTTCCGACTTGCGGCCGGCCTTGACCGAGACTTCCTCGGTCCCGGAGACGATGACCGTCTTGCGGGAGATCTGGCACCGATTACCCAGCCGGGTGGTGGCCGTCACCGAGTCGAAGGACGCGATGTCGTCACCTTCCAACTGCTGGTTGGCGGTGTTGGTGGCGGCTAGTGCGTCAAGCTGCCACTCGAAGAACGGCTGGTTGGCGCGGCCAAACTTCCCGTTCGAGATGAACGGGGTGTCCTTGGGACTGATGTTGTAAATCGCGTCCGAAAGGTCCTCACGAATGCCCGCCGCACCATAGGTGAGGAATGTGTTTGCTACGATCGACATACCGCGTCACTGGCCTTTACTCCCACCCTGATGGTTTAGACCTTCTTGCCCGCCGCCAACAACTTCTCGAAGTAATCCCCCGCTGCTTCGATACTGCCCTTGCCCGTCTTGCTCTTCGCCGCCGCAGCCAACCGCGCCCTGGCTTCCTCAAGCGCCGTCTTCGTCTTCGGCGTCCCCTGCGCTCCTGCACTTGGTACGGACTTCGGCACCGGGGGCTTTTTCGTTACCGGGGCCCTAGTGTCTCCACCAGCGACCGCATCCAAGAGAAGCGCGATGCGGTGGTCGGCCTGAATCGGCCCCGCCAACTCCTCGTCGGTGAACCCGAACTTCTCCTTCGCCGTCCGGATCACCCGATCCTGCCAGGCTTTCCGTTTCGCCTCGTCCAGGAGCTCGGGACGCTTCTCGTAGAGTTTCTGCTGCTCCGCAGTGAGGCGCTCATTCCACTGGCGCGCCTGGTCGGCCTTCCGCTCGTCCTCAATCTTTTTTCGTTCGGCTTGGAGCGCGTTCAGGTTGCGCTGGTACACGTCATACTCGTCGCGTGTCCGCGCATACTCGTCCGGGGTCATCCTCGCCCGGATCTCGGCCCAGTTGATTTCCTTGGGCACCGCCGCAACCATCGTCTCTTCCAACTGGGCGAGGTTCGCGTCGTAGCGTTCGCGCCGTTCCCGGATGACCTGCCGCTCCGCTTCGAGTTCCTTGTCCTTGGCAGCAACCGCTTGGGTCTTCCGGGTGTAATCCGCCTGCATCATGCTGCCGCGCTTGAGCTGTTCGAGTTCGGCCTTGGAGATCGCGACCGCCTCTTCGTCGGTCGATTCCTCGGGGCGTGACTCTGGCTCGGGCGTTGTGGAGGCTTCCGGCTCCTTGGGGGGAGCCTCAGTCTCCGCCGGGGTGTCTTCGGCCGCGGGCTCGGATTGCCCTGTGGGTTCCGGTGCGGTTTCGGACTTCTCGGGTGCTTCGGGCTCGGTGGTCGCTGAGGCCAGCGAATCGAGTTCTGCGGCTTGTGCGTCGCTGATGCTGAAATCCCCACCCCGTTTGCGATTCTCTCGTTTGATCGGGGCACGGCGCTCTTCAGCGATATTCTGCTCCGGCATAATACCCTCCTATGGTGCCACTGTCAAGACAGTGGCGTCCGTGCGGGTGACTGCCGCTCCTCACTCACCTGACCCGCGGCTTGGTCAGCCTTCTCGAGCGCTGTGCCAATCTCAATCCGCATCTTGAGCTCGGCGTACAGCGCATACAGCCCCCGGAGCTTGGACCACATGTCCTCGCGTTCCTGGGGGGTCTTCGCCTGCATCCCCGCCTTGATGGTTTGCTTCTCCATCGCGGCGAAGAGTTCCATCAGCCCGTCGTTTTGTGTGATGGAGACCGCGACGCGCTTCCCCTCAAGGGCTTGGCGCTTCTGCGGCCCGCTGTACCCACTCTTTTTGCTCACACCACCTCCGCGATAATGAGCGCCACGATCACGTCGTGGAGCTCGTTGGGCTTCCCTCGCGCCTTGGCCTTCACGTTCTTGACCGCCTTCGCCACACGCGCGGGCGGGGCGGTTGTCTCAATCGTGATCCGCGTCGTACCGCTGACGAGCCGGCGCTCCCCGTCCGCCCCCTGGCGCCACGTCAGCGTGCCGTCGCGCTTGACCTCAACCGTGTACTTGCGCTTGCGTGCGCTCCCCGCGGACGGGGCGGCTGGTCGCCCAGGCCGCCCGACGTTCGAGAAGAGAAAGAACAGCACTTACGCTGGAAGTTCAGCCCACGTAATCGCGCCGACGACGGTCACGGCGGCGACAAGCGCCTCGATGCAGACCAACTGGCCCGGCGCGACGATGAGTGCGCCGGCGATTTCGTCTTTCGAGTAAATCTGCGCGACGGGCGTGCCGCCGGTGACCCAATCAATGCCCGACAGGGGCCGTAAGACGGTCGGTGCCGCGCCGAGCGTCGCGGATGCGCCGACCTTCGCGACGGACGGTACCGCACTCCCAACGAGCATGGGGTTCGGGCCCGCAGAGTTGCCGGCCGCCAGCGCCACCGCCGCAGCCGACCCCAGAACGATGGCAGAGACCGCACCGACAGCGGCCGCGAGCGCCACTGACACGTCGAGGATGATGAGGTTCTTACCTGAGCCGGCCGGGTTCGAGACCGCAAGGCCCGTAAACGTGGTTGAGTTGACCGAGAGGGCCTGCGCCGCCGTATTCGCACCGCTGAAGACGACGCCCGCCTGGACGAGTGCCGCATACCGCGGCAGCAGCTCCGAGAGGAGCAGCTCGTTGTGCCAACCCGTACTGAGCGCGGCTGGCGCGCCCGACTTCTGGGAAGCGGAGAGGACGATCCCCTGCGCCTGCCCGGTGACCTGTAGTGCCATGCTGCGCTCCTATTCTGCTGCTTGGACGATATCGTCCGTGGTGACGCTCCCACCGGCGATATTCGCCGTGAGGAGCAGGTTGAGCGCCTCGACGGCGCCCAGAATACGAGTCAAAAGGTCTACAATCTGAAGTTCTGGGAGTGACGGCGTGGCGGACGGATCAACCACAAGCGCACCAGCAGCCGTTACCCCAGCGCGACGACTGCCAGTTGTCGGATCGCCAATGGAGACGGCCTGACGGTCCGCCGCCGTAACGCCGTCTTCCTGTGTGATGACGGTGAAGTCAACGGGCTTCCCGAGCCCAGAATCGGGTGTGCTGGTGACAATGACCGCTGGAGTCGTTGCCACTTATTCCCCCTCTCCGTGCGAAATGGTGACGTGGACGCTCTTGCTCTCCCCGGCCGCTTTCGCCTCGGCGTCGGCCTTCTTATCGGCGGCGGCACCGGCGTGGTCCACTTCCTTCTCCCGCATCCGCTTCTCGTGCTCGTGCTTGTCGGCGGCCAGGCTTCTCTCCTGGGCGGCCTTTTCGCGCGCAAGCTCCATTTCCTGGGCAAGCTTGATCCTCTCCAACTCCATCTCGAGCTTGAGTTCTTCGATTTTCAGTTCATGCTCGCGGCGGATCTTCTCTAACGCGGTTTGGTGTTTCGCCGCCTCGCTCTGTTCCTCAATTCGGACCCGCATGAGTTCGGCCTCGATTTCGGCCTGTCGCTTCTGGGCCTCCGACTGCGCCCGCACCTGCTCAGACTGAGCCGTCGCCTGAGCGCGCAACATGTCCGCCTGGGCGTCCGCCTGGGCTTTCTGTTGCTCGATTTGGGCCTTCTGTTGCTCCGGGTTCGGTTGCGGGGGCGGTTGCCAACCGTCTTGTGGGATGCCGAAGAATTCGTCCGCGTCCATCCGGCCCCGCTGCTTCGCCACCTTGACCAATGTCTTCGCGTAGCGGGGGAAGTCCACAATCGGAGAAGGCCCGATGGTCTTGAGCAACTCCTCCTGCTTTTGGATGACACCGACGAGGAAGTCGAGTTTCTCGGCATCCAGCCCGGCTCCGATGGCGACGTTCACGCGGACATCCAGGTCCGCATCCCATGCCCGTGGGGAAGCCGGGACGTACTGGCCGCGGAAGCGGAAGACCCGCTCGGGAGACGGATGCTTCACCACTTCCTTGAGCAGCCCCTTCATCAGCGGCTTGACGCCCATCTCCGCGAAGACGCGGGCGATCATCTCGATGTGCTGCTGTGCCGCAGAGACCGCCGAGGAAATCGCGACGGCCGTCGTGGACTGGAGCGTCTCGGGATTCAAGCCAGCAGTGTCCTTCGACACCCCGACCCGGTTCTCCAAGACTTCCTCGAAGAACGTCATCAGGACTTCGACGGCATCCTTGCCTACGAAGTCGTAGACGATGGGCTCCACCATGCCGGGCTGCGACATCCGGATGGGCGCCCCAACGTCCGTGTTGAGCACGTCCTCGAGCGAGACCTCGCCTTCGACGTAGCCCATCCGGGGGTTGACGGAGAACGCGAGCGAGTCCAACGCCGCTCGCGCCACCATCGACATGACCCGCTGGAGGTCTTGGGTGTAGTCCCCGACCCCGAGCCCGATGATCGTATGCGGCTGGGGGTCGGGGGTCAGGATGGCGAACGGCCGTTCGTCCCACGCTTCGACGGAGATGACCTTATAGGACGGCCCGAGCATGATGACGCGGCAGAGTTCGGCAATCCCGTCGCCGTCTATGTCGAGGTACGGATACCCTTCGATATAAAGGGCGCGGCGGGTTTCGACGGGTCCGACTTCCGCGATTTCCGGTTTGACGATCGCCTGTCGCGAGATTTCTTCGACGTTGTGGTCGAGGCTCGCGTCGCGGAACGCGTAGGCGTCGATGTCCTCGTCGGAGACTCCGGCAGCTCGAAGCTGGGAGCGGGTGAGTTGGGTGCGGTGGCCCACGAAGAGCGCCACCCCCGGCTGCTCCGAATCGTCCACCACGGTTCGGGCGCCACGGGTGTGAAGAAACTCTTCCGGTGGGATGCAGACGAACCGTTGGGTGACGTGTTTCCGTTCGCGGATGTAGGTGACATCGAAGGTGCCATCGCCATCGTCCTCATGCGACAGGTTCGTGACTTCGGGGTCCTGGTCGAGGGTTTCGACCTGCTCCGCGGTCATGCCGGATTGCCGGTAGGTACGCTTATGGATGGAGCGGTCGGTCCACCACTTCACGATCCCCAGGTTCTTGAGCAGGGCATCCATAAACCACTCGTGGAAGACCTGGAAGCCGCGGTTGTCTTCGTTGATGACCACCTGGGTGATGTATTCGGTCTGCTGCTCGGCTTCGGCGACCTTCTCGGCGCGTCGGGGGGCGTACTCGACCGCATGGTCCGCCCCGAAGAAGATGCGGAGCAGACTCGGCATCATGCGCTTGATTGTGTCGCGGACCACCGTCATCACGAAGGTGGAACGGCCCTCTTCCTCGTTGCCGAACGCTTTCCCAGCGTAGAGGTCCGCAAGCTTTGCTCGCTGGGGGGAGAGTTCCCCGTCGACGTAGAGAATCGCGTCCGTGACCATGAGGTGCATGGCGGACTGAATCTCCGATTCGGACATCCCTTCGCCTTCGGAATCCTCGAAATCCGTGGCGAGCGAGGTCCCGCGCCCACCACCCGCCCGACCGCGAGCTGGTGCGCCCGACGTGGCGTTTGCGTCGGCCAGCCTATCGCGGGCGAGTCCCGAGAACGGCCGCTTGCCTTGCTTCTTGGGTTTTCCGGGTCTGTGTGCATCACCCGCGTCGGCGGGACTTGTGAAGACGGCCCCTCCGGCCGGCATGGTCGATTGCGTCGAGGAGAGATCGGCCATTTAACTTGTGCTATCCGTGACGAGGCCGTAGTTCGCGAGGGCGGTCATCAGGCTCGTCAGAGCGGCATTGGCACCCTTCGAGCCGGTGACGCTCGGCTTCGTAATCGGTGTCGCCCCATTGAAGCCGTGGAACGCGCCGGTGCCTGTCTTGAAGATTTGGTTCCCGCTCCCGTCCGCGCTCCCGAACTGCCACGCAAAGTGACTCGCATCGCTCACGTCGCCAGGACTACCCGTGCTCATCATCCCGATGATGGCCGTAAGATTCGCATTGCTGCCGAGTTTGATGACATGGGCAGCCGTGGAGCTGGTGCCCAGAAACAGCGTGCGCGACGGGTGGAAGCCCGTGATGGGGTTGTTGACGAGCACGCAGTAATTCGTCCCTGCGTGATCCTCGAATGAGCAACTGATGAATCGATTGTTCACCCCGTCTTGCACTGTGACATGCGAGCCATCCGCCGTGACGCTGAAGTTCCACTTACAGTCCACGAAGTCGCACTCGTTCCCGTTAATCAGCACCGCGACCGAGCCACTGGCGAAGTTGAAGTTGTTGGCGTGACAGGTAAACCCGTTTCCGTTGACGACGTTGATACCCGTCGAGATGGCATCCCCCACCCAAGTGCAGTGCGTCAGGAACCCATAGGCGGTATCGTTGGCCATGTCGAGATTGAGACAGATACTACTCCCCGTGCTCCCGCTCGTGATGTGAAAGTTGCAATGGTCGAACGTCCAGTGATTGGTATCCTTGATGCTCGCGAGCGTGACGCCTGTCTTGTCGTTGGAGTTAAAGTGGACGCCGCGAATCCTCGGCCCTTGGTGCACGAGCGACGTGTTTACGTTGTTGAGCAGCGTCATGCTGTTCGCGCCGCACAGGAGCTGCACGCCGTACCCGCTCGTGCCTACCGACTCGTTGAAGGAATCGACGAAGGACCCCTGGAGGACGAGCGCGGTCAGGTTGTGAATGTCGAGGCCAGGACTCCCGATGACATATCGGCCGGGCGGGAAATACACTGTGCCACCAACGAGGGCACCGGATTGCGGGACGGCATTGATTGCGGTCTGAATCGCCAGCCGATCATCCGTGACGCCATCCCCGACCGCCCCGTAAGCCTTGATATCAAACACACCCTCGTTGTTCGTGAAGGGATTCGTGAGCCACTGGAGGTAGCTCATGTCAGGCTATCTCCATCATCTTCAGGGGTCGGCCGATGGGGCGGTTCCATGACGTGCTCTGAAACCGGCCGTGCGTGAGGCGCATGGCATCAGAGGCCAGAGTCAGGATGAACGCGTCCGCCAGGTCGGGAGAGTCCACGCCGTACAGCTTCTTCATGTCCTTCTTCGAGAGAACGTAGATTTTCCCCGACTGCGGCGAGTAGTCGTACTTCTGGACCGTCAGTTGCTTCAAGAGGTCGTCTTCCGACTCCGCGTTCTTGTAGGCCGTGGGCAGTTTGTAGTCTCTCCGGGCAAACCACTCTTTCGCCTTGAACCAAAGTTCGGAGCGGAGATCCCGGTAGCGGTCCTGAAACGAGAGGGCCGGCGACTCGGAGACGTTGATCCCGCGCGCGGGCATCCCGAGTTGACGTAACCGATCTACAACCCCCGCCCCAATACCGATCACGTCGATATTGACTTCGGCCGGCCGGAGGTGGATCGGTTCGGAGTTGTATTCCTCGTAGAGAATCCCCGCGAACGTCATGGTGTCGAGCTTCCGCCACCACCTGACCTTTTCCAAGAGTTCTGTCCCACGCCGCTTGGCGAGCGCGCAACGGTCATCTCCGAACCGGGCCACGTCCACGCCCCAGACGACAGGCGTGTGGACGGACGACTGCACGTCGCGGTTCATGGCGGCCTCCACGAGCTCGAACGGAATCACGGCGTCCGATTCCGTCGTGGGGAATTCTCCCAAGACGCGGACGCGATACTGGTTCGAGTTCTTGCCGTAGGTCCTGCGGACGAGCTCTTCGAACGCGGTGACGGCGACAGCCTGCGGGACATCAAAGCACGACACCGTTTTCGTCCACCAGAGGTCTTGGTTCTTGGTGAACGTGTCGTGAAAGAAGCCTGTCGTCCGAACGGGGTTTCCGGTCAGGATCGTCATGGCGTTGTGACCGGACATGGACCCGATCGCCGCCTCGAACACGGGATCTGGAATACCGGACGCCTCGTCTCCAATCAGCAGGACCGATTCATTCCCGGTATAGAGGCTCTGGTCGGCGTGAATCCCCTGAAGGGCGTCGGGGACTTCTGCCCGTGAGGTTCTGGCCGACACGAACGAGTTGTCGGGGGCCGCTTTCAGGAACACCTTTTCGCTCTGGGGCTCGAGCTGGTCCTGCCAGGTCTGGGGGAGCCGCTGGAGGAGTGACTTGAACGTGGCCCAGAGGGCATCCCAGAGGTTGGTACTCGAGGGAGCCGTCACCACCGTCTTTTGCGGATACCGCAACAGGAGGTGGTGGACCATGAGACAGGCCAAGGCCGTGGACTTTCCGACACCGTGGCCCGACTTCACCGC